ATTTTCAAGAACAAATGTAACTGGAATTCTTCCGTTAGAAAATTGCTCATTAGGTTCAGTCTTCATTATATAAACACTACATGTACAATGATCAGGATAAGATAATCTATTTACTCTTTGCCTGTCACGGACATTTACAGCTTTAGTGCTTTCATAATCATCCATAGATATTAATGGAGTACCTTCACTATAGATAAAATTATACCAATGATGTAAAAACTTTAAAGGTGTCATATCTCCATCACAAAGAAATCCCAAACCAACATCCGTAAACATTCTAGAATGAGGATATTGCACTGTTTGTTCACCAAGATATCTACCACTTATTTGTCCTGTAGCAGACTGAACATTAGGTAACTGTGCTTCATCGCATAACATGCTAATCACATCCTTTTCATTTTGTTCATAAGTATCAATTGGAAATTCAGTTTTATCAGGAAATACAAAGTCTACATTAAAACCAGTAGTCAGAGACATACCTCTCTGTCTACCAATTCTGGTCATAAATTCATCTATTTGGGATATTCCTGGTCTGTTTGCCACTCTAAATATAATTGTTGGATTCTATATTATATATGGCTTATTCTGGACTTTACAAACCATTACACCCAAAAAAGTATCGTGGGAATCCATCTCGCATAGTTTATAGATCACTATGGGAGAAAAAATATATGAAGTATTGTGACCACACAGACTCTATTTTAGAGTGGGGAAGTGAGGAAATCATAATACCTTATCGTTCTCCTATAGATAATAGGGTACACAGATATTATCCAGACTTTTACATCAAGGTACGTGAAAAAAGCGGAAAGATATCTAAGTACATAGTTGAAATTAAACCAAAAAAACAAACTAAACCCCCTTATGGTAAAGATAAGAGAACTGCTGCCTACAAGAAAGAAGCTCTAACTTTTGCAAAGAACCGTGCCAAATGGGACGCTGCTGAAGAGTTCTGTGATGACAGGCAGATGAAATTTTTAATACTCACAGAAGATAATTTAGCGGTATGAAACAATGGCAACAGGATTTAAGGACATACAAGTCCCATCATTTGATGAGGACGCAGGTTATGAAACGATATTTGAAAAATTAAAGAAAGAAGGAGGAGGAGAGAATCAATCTTTCCTATGGTATAGAAATAAAATTAGAAATTATGCACTAGGACTTAGTGCTAAACCAGAAGCAGTTATAAAGAGTGAACTGCGAGATAGAATAGGTGAAGAAGAATTTGAGGATGAAAATCAAATTAGAAAGTATGCAGTCTCTGGACACATGTATATCTTTGAATATAAAGCAAAGATGGCTTCAAAACTGGCGTACTATGATGAATTTCCGCTTGTTTATGTAATTAAAGCATCTAGAACTGAGTTTTGGGGACTGAACTTACATTACATGTCACCAAAGAAGAGAGCATGGGTAGTCAAGAGACTATTAGATGGAAAGATAGACGCACCTCGCAGTTGTTTTCATAAATACTTGACTAAATATGTTGAAGGATATTATCTTGACTTAGCTGCATCAGAATGGGCTACAGCAATATTACTACCTATTGAAACTTTTGTAAGACAAAATAGAGGTAGAGGTGGAAAACAATCCTATCCAATGGAAGTTGTATGGGATGAAACAAATGAAAACTTCTACGACAAGATCAAACAAAGAAGAGTCATTCGTGGTTATGGAAAACAAAAAGATCGCACAATGGTAAACCTATAATATGGCAACACCACCATCAAATACAGAAGAGTTTAAGTCTCAATTAAGAAATCATGTAAGAGGTTATTACACAATAGACCCTTATGGAAACATATGGCAATTGCAATACAATACAAAGGGAGAATATTGGCAAAATATAACTCAAGAGCAAAATAGAGCACCTGGTGAAAAAGGATTAAGATATGATTATGAACGTGAACAACTAATTCCTTGGTATGTTGCTAATGCAGATGCGATTGAAGATAAAAAAAAGAATGGAAGTAAGGTAACAGTGGGACCTCTTGGTGGAGAGAAACCTGAAAAAACTGGGAACAGAACTTTGAGGTGGCCAGATGATATCATACAAAAAACCACTGACTATGTGTTCTTTCAATTTGGAAAATATCTTCCTCCATTTAGTAGAGACGCAGGATATAATAGTTTACTTGATAAAACTAAGTACGATTTAAAGAATCCATTTAATAATGCAAGCACATATGAATTATATAATTCTTCAAATGAAAATCTTGACGTATCACGTAGTGCCAACAATATAGTTCTTCCTATACCACAAGATTTATCTAATGAAATACAACAACAGTGGCAAGGAAAACAATTTACAGCAACAGGTAGAGCAGCACTTGCAGCAGTAGCAGGTGGAAACATGAGTTATGCTAAAGATCTTACAAAAAATATAACTGGTAATGCCAAAGCAATACAAACATCATTAACATCTCTTGCTTTAAACTCTATACCAGGTGTTGGTGGTAATATATCATTTAATGATGTTAGTGGATCCACAAGAGGTATTGTTATTAATCCCAATGCAGAACTATTATATGACTCTCCAGACATGAGAGAAATTGGAATGATATTCAAATTAGTTCCAAGAAACCCAGATGAATCACTAGCAATACAGAATATAGTAAAAACATTCAGAAAAGCAGCGATGCCTTCATGGGGTGCTACTGGTGGTGAACCTATGGTTCAAAATGCTGGTGCTACTACTGAACAAGCAGCATCTTTAACAAACATCATAAACTATGGTGGTGAAGATAATTGGATAAGAGTTCCAAATTTATGTAAGTTCAGTTTTATGCATGGAGACGAACCACACCCATGGCTAATACAATTTAAACCATGTGCTATTAGTCGTGTAGAGGTAAACTATACATCTGACGGAACTTTTGCTACATATAGTGATGGAGCACCTGTTGCTGTAGAATTATCACTTAATTTTATGGAGACAAAACTTATATTTTCAGACGAAGTAGAGGCTGGATATTAATGTACTTTTCACAAATACCTAACGTATCATACGATACTAAACCAACATCATATCCATTCTCTGAATCAGATCGTATCATTGTAAAGAATTTTTTTAGAAGATACGAATTGAATTCTGATGTATTTGGATACGCAACTTTCTATACAAAATATGCTGTGAATCAAGGTGTAAGAATTGAGACTATTGCAGATAGATATTATGGTAAACCCACATACGATTGGGTTATTATATTAACCAACAACCTTATCAATCCACAATTTTCATGGCCGTTAAATGATTATACAATTAGGAAAGTAGCAGAAAATAAGTATGGAGATGATACTTATAGTGGAGTTCATCACTATGAAACAATAGAAACTAAATCTGGTCAAACAATTGGTGGTAAATCTGTATTAGCATTAGAAGGTGGTATAAGAGTAGATAAAAATTTCTATGACTCTCCATTTACATACTGGAATGGAACTCAAAATGTAACTGTTGCTGGTAATACTGTATCTAAATCTGTATTAAATTTTGATCATGAGATAACAGAGAATGAAAAGAAACGAGAGATATACATTCTCAAGAAAAGATATTTTACTAGGTTTATAGAAGAGTTTAAGAAGAGGAGTTTGTATTCTCAATCTTCTGACTTTATAACTAAGAGACTCAAGAAAACTGGAGTGTAATTTGTAAAGTTTTATTAAAATTTGATGTATAAATAGTTACGTTGAACTGTGCAGTCATGTGAATCTTCCATCCTTACAACATTTAATAAGGAAGTACTTTCGTCTTCCCCGAAAAAAATTATGGATTGCTGCTATGCGTATAAATCGCTGGCCAGTTGTATGGTGGGATGAAGAGTTAGAAAAGAAAAGAAATAAAGAAAAATTACGTCAAGAACGTATCAAAAAATTATACCCCAAAAAGTGAAAACCTTTTGGGGTAAAAATTTGCCAGAAAAATTTTTCCAGATTTATGGAATTGAATTAGCAGTTTTTGTTTAGGTCTTCTGCCATGTTGCCACCAATGTTTGCACCTTGATCGCCACCGAACATTGCTACCCAACCTGCAGCTACCCAACCAACGAAGGGGATAGTAGAGAGAGTGGGAGCAGCAGCTGCACCAACACTAGTGCCTACTAATCTACCTGTTCCTTTTGCAGCACCAACTGCTTCAATACATGCTTCACTTTTTCTTGCAGCATTTATCTCTGCTGCCTGTGCTTGTGTCAAACCAGGTTTCTGATCCAACCAAGATCTAGTATTAGAAACAGCACCACCTTGATTGGTCTGACCATCCATGAAGTACTCTTCTGTAACCTGAGTTGTCTCTGTTGCAAGTCCTAAGAAACCACCCTTCTCTTTGATGTCCTTAGTAATGAAAGCTGTCTTGGGATCGTTTGCTGTATAACTGATCTTATATCCATCTTTATCTGCTTGAACAACATAGGATGTATAAGGACCTACAGGTATATCTAAGTCAGGTAATTGATCTTTAGATTTGTTGACAACCATGCCAACCATACCAATATAAGAAAAACCAAGTAGTCCACCCACACCTAGGGCAAACCACTTGGTTAAATTTATTTTTGGTTTTGATTTTGTAGTAGGTTTAGGTTCGTACCCAAACATTGCTTCTTCTTCACTCATAATATCT